CTCGCGGCAACGTGCGTGGCTACACATACAATGACGAAATGAAAGGTCAGGCTATTTTGCAGTTAACACAGATTGGATTACAATTTGACGAAAGCAAATCGGACAATCCGTTTGCCTATTTTACTGCGGCTGTTACCAACAGCTTTGTTCGTGTTATTAATATTGAAAAGCGCAATCAAAATATAAGAGATGACATTTTAGAAATTAACGGCATGAATCCTAGTTACAGTAGAACTGGTGCAGGAGAACACGAGGCCGCACTTAAACGACACAACGAGGATACTGCTAGTGAGTAATTTGTTTAAAAAAGTTGCCTGTTTTACTGACATCCACTTTGGATTAAAATCTAACAGTAGCGTTCATAACAAAGACTGCGAAGACTTTGTGGATTGGTACATTGCCAAGGCCAAGGAGGAAGGCTGTGACACTGGAATTTTTATGGGTGATTGGCATCACAATCGCAACAGTCTTAATATTACTACTATGGACTATAGCCTTAGGGCCCTTGAAAAATTGGGACAGGCTTTCGATAACTTTTATTTCTTTCCTGGTAATCATGATCTTTATTACAAAGATAAGCGGGACATCCACAGCGTTGAATTCGGAAAGTATATTCCTGGCATCACTGTGGTACACGAGCCCACTACTATTGGCAACGTTACTTTGTGTCCTTGGCTTGTTGGGGAAGAATGGCGAAGCATAGGCAAGAAAGGTGGCAAGTACATATTTGGCCACTTTGAATTACCCAGCTTCTTTATGAATGCCATGGTACAAATGCCGGATCACGGTGAGATCCAGTTAGATAGTTTTCAAAACTATGAATTGGGATTTAGTGGGCACTTCCACAAACGTCAACAACGTCAAAATATGATTTACATTGGCAATGCATTTCCACACAACTATGCAGATGCATGGGATGACGAACGTGGCATGATGGTTTTAGAGTGGGATGGCAAACCTCAATACCATACTTGGGACAAACAACCCACGTTTAGAACACTAAAACTAAGCGAATTAATCGACGGTGCTGACACTATTATTAAATCTAAGCAACATTTAAGGGTTGCATTAGATATCGATATCAGTTTTGAAGAAGCTAGTTTTATTAAAGAAAAGTTTATTGCCGATTATGATATAAGAGAGCTTACTTTAATTGCAGAAAAGAAACAATTAGAAATTAACACAGATATAGACATCCAAGCCTTTGAAAGTGTAGATCAAATTGTGTCTAGTCAAATTATCAGTATTGACAGCGACCAGTTTGACAAGAACAAACTCTTGGAAATTTACAATAGCCTATGATAAAAATTAAAGAACTAACAGTTAAAAACTTTATGAGTGTGGGTAATCAAACTCAAGGTGTGAACTTTGCTCAAGAAAACTTAACACTTGTGTTGGGTGAAAATCTAGACCAGGGCGGAGACGATAGCGGAAGTCGTAACGGCACTGGTAAAACCACCATTGTTAATGCACTTAGTTTTGCCTTGTTTGGTAATGCACTTACTAACATTAAGAAAGACAACTTGATTAATAAGATCAACAATAAAAACATGTTGGTCACGCTTTCTTTTGAGAAGGATGGTATTAGTTACAGGGTTGAGCGTGGGCGCAAGCCTGCTCTTATGCGCTTTTATGTCAACGACGAAGAACAAGAGTCCGAAGAAACCGATGACAGTCAAGGCGATGTTCGCGAAACACAAAAAGATTTAGATGATATCATAGGTATGAGTCACGATATGTTCAAGCATATTGTAGCTCTAAACACTTATACAGAGCCGTTCCTTAGTATGAAGGCAAATGAGCAACGTGTGATTATTGAACAGTTGCTAGGTATTACACTTCTTAGTGAAAAAGCAGAGCATCTTAAGGAACTTATCAAACAAACTAAGGATAGCATCTATCAAGAAAATGCAGATATCGAAGCAACTAAAAAATCTAACGAAAAAATACAGCTGAGTATTGACAGTTTGTTCACAAGACAAACAGCTTGGCGCAGTCAACACACAAGTGAAGTTGAAAAGATTGCCCGTGCTATTATTGAATTAGAAAATGTAGACATTGAAGCAGAATTACAAGCACATGCAGAACTAAAAACCTACACAGAACAGGCCGCCAAACTAAAAAGTCTCAATAAAGAGCGGGCAACGCTAGAAAGCGCGACAGCGCAAGCGGAGCGAAGCGTAAAAAAGTACACTAGCGAGCTTGCCGCCCTTGATGGTAAGAAGTGTCACGCTTGTGAGCAGGATCTCCATGACCACAAACATGAAAAAATGAGCACTGTGGCTACTCAACACCTATCAGAAGCACAAAAGTATGCAGACAAGGTGGCCAAGGATCTCAGCAAGATCACACGAGAAATTGCCAGCATTGGTGAAACAACTGCTAGACCAGACACTTATTATGACACAGTTGAGCAAGCACTTAAACATCAGAACAATTTGAAAACACTGGAAACACAATTAACTGTGAAAGACGGTGAGATGGATCCATACCAAGAGCAAATTGACGAGTTAACTGACACTGCGTTACAAGACGTCACATGGGATCGTGTTAACGAGTTGAATACTCTCAAAGAACATCAGGAGTTTTTGCTCAAACTGCTGACCAGCAAGGATTCATTTATCCGTAAGAAGATCATTGACCAGAACTTAGCTTACTTGAACAATAGATTAACTTACTATCTGGATCGGATGGGATTACCACACACTGTGACATTCCAAAACGACTTAACAGTAGAGATCATGCAGTTGGGGCAGGATCTGGACTTTGACAACTTGAGCCGAGGTGAACGCAACAGACTTATACTGAGTTTATCGTGGGCGTTCCGTGATGTGTGGGAAAGTTTGTATCAACAGATCAACCTGTTGTTTATTGACGAGTTGATTGACAACGGATTGGATGCATCGGGTGTTGAAGGTGCATTAGCAGTGCTTAAAAAGATTGCACGTGAACGTAAGAAGAACATTTTCCTAATATCACACAAGGATGAACTAATTGGTCGTGTGAACAATGTGCTAAAAGTCATCAAGGAAAATGGATTCACCTACTATGCCAACGATTTAGAGATCAATGAGTAAGCACGTTGAACCTGTAGCGCATCAGAATGAAGAGTCGCATGAACAACTCATGGCGGCTTTTAGAGAATATTTCAAGGCAAATCAAGATTGGCAAAACAAAGGCACACGCATAGCAGGCGAAAACATGCGCTACTGGTTAGCGCAGATCCGAATTATTGCAAAGGCACGTCGTGAACATGTACAACAATATCGCGTTTGGCTGGATAGATCCAAGCTGGAACGCAAGGCAAATCAAAAGGCACTGGACAAGGGCGAGACAGACACTAACTAGTGTATGTCTTGGTACTACGAAAATCAATTAATAGAAGAATTGCCCGAGGATTGTGTTGGGTTTGTTTATCTTATAACAAACACAATCACTGGGCGTATGTACATAGGCAAAAAACTAGCCAAATTCGCAAAAACCACCTACCGGGTGGTCAAGTTGAAGAATGGCACCAAGAAGAAAAAGAAAATCCGTGGTAAAATTGACAGTGATTGGCGGGACTATTATGGTTCGTCAGATGAATTGCTCAAGGATATCGCGCAGTTAGGTCAAGAAAACTTTCGCAGAGAAATACTATTTTACTGTAAATCCAAGGCAGAAACGTCATACATAGAGGCTCGTGAACAGTTTAGTCGCAGGGTTTTGGAATCAAAAGACTATTATAACGGACAGATTAGCGTTCGTGTACACGGCTCACACATACTAAAAAATCAACAACTAGGCAGTTAAATCACCAAATAAGCCCGCACTGGCGTTGATAAAGTGCCCGAAATCCGTTCTGATGTGTGACGGTAAGGTAGTTCTGCTTGGTGACAGAGTTATAATTCACTATCCTTTACAGGACGATGATGGAATACGCCGCTAATCCGTTTGAATTATAAGGGAAAAACAAGGCTAAAAGAGGGGTTGTAGCCCCACGGTTCCGCATGTGTTAGCGTATGTGCTGAGCCCGCCGTCATATAAAGACTCTGCTCGTGGTACCGGATGACCGCCACTGTAATGCAGTAACGCTAAGTGGATTGTGCAACTCAGATAATGTCCATTCACTTTGCCCGCCAGGGCAAAGTGTGACTGAACAATCTAGATAATATCTTAACGCTTCGCGTTTGATAATAATTAAAAGAAACAAATCAGTTCGAGCGCAAGCGAAGAACAGAAGAACGTAGTTCTTCTTTACTGTGTTGATAAATATTACATATGAAAACTCACGAAATAATTAGCGAATATGGATTCTTAAAACCTTTAGGTACGAGTATATTAAAAGGACTTGGCAGTTTGGTTGGTCGTGGAGCTACTTGGAGAACTGCTGAAGAGTATGCTCCTGAAATTGCCAAACAAATGAGCAGATTAAAACGTAATCTCTCTGACGATGAAGTGGCCAAGATAATTAAGAGCAGTAGTGAATCAGTTCAAGAAGCATTGGAAAAGGCTCTTGAAAGAAAAATGGCCAGAGATCCGCGAGCCACAAGACTGACTCGCGCAGAACAAGATGCAGTCATTTCTGACCATCCTAATCCCGATCCAAAGTTAATTAAGGAAATTCAAAAGCAAGCTGGCAAGTTGGTGGACGATGCTGAGTGGAACGTGGCTGTAAAACCATTTAAAGATCTAGGAAAAGTTGGATCTAAAGTTTGGTTAACGGGCTTGGTTGGACTAAAAGCATGGGGAGTTTATGAACTGTGGGTTCCTCCTTTGAAAGACTATTGGGAAAACATGGACACTGCCAAATCTTATTTGGATTCTGGCAAATGGACTGAAGCAAATTATCGCAACGAAGAAAACAAACAGTTAAGCACACTGATTGGTCGTCTTGGCATGGGTCTAGTCACTGTGGGTGTGGCCGGCCTGCTTAACAACAGATTGACTAGAGCCGCTTTGGGAAAAATGGCTGGCGGAGTATTGGATCTAAGTACCACTGGCGCTGTGATTTACCTTAGAACCAAACTCAATGAAGACTATTGGGCAGACGGCATTGCCGCGTTCATGATGAATGATTATATAGCAGGCAATGCCACAGTGTTGGGTCAAGCAATTCCAGGAATTGGAAGTTTAGCGGCAGAAGCCAAACGAAAGTTAATAGGAGACATCAAGGCAACTCAAGTTGTGGCTTCTGACAAAAAGGATAATCCTGCCGCTGACAAACCAGCAGGTGATGCTACACAGAGTACCAAGCCAGCTGAAAAGAAACCCGAAGCTGATGCTACACAAACTACTCCAGCAGACACTGCCGCTCCTAAAGTAGATCCTAACGCTACTCCAATAGACAAGTGGATAAGTTTGGGTGGCGGATACATTAAAGATCCAAAGACTGGCGAAATCAAACGTTCAGTAGCACGTCAATTCCAATAATTACAACAACGGCATCTGCGAAGCTTTGGTGGCTTCAATATTTTCTTTGATAATCAAGTAAGCGGCTTCTCTATCTTCAAAGCTATAAGTGTGCATCAAGTCGTTAACTGTGACACCACCCCGCATGTACCAACTGATTCTAAATAATTCCAGTTTGAATTCTTTGACATCTTGTTCTAGCCCAACCAGCAACTCTTGAATTTCCGCGGCCGGTCGTCCGATTAGGCTAGTGCGAAAAAACTTGCTTGATCCAAGTCAAGTGATATTTTGTTTTCAGACGCACACTCTTCACACTTGGCCGGAAACAACGGCATCTGCCAAGTTTTTTGATTTTTTTCAATGGACTCTTTGATCTTGTCAAAAATCATTTTGTCACAGTTGGATAAAAACTCAGCAATATAATCTCTTTCAGTGACCACAGTACTGCCTGTTTGCACACTTTCAACACTGGCAATGTACAATTCTGTTTGAATTTCTGATAACTCTTTAAAAATTCCATTGATCAGCAGTTGTTGTTCACTGGCATCTTCTACAAATTCAGCTTGCGATAGTTTTTGTTGGAGTTTAAAATTTTTAAGTTTGAATTCTGTACTTTGTTTATAATTTAACGGTTGTATATTGATAGTAAGGTCTTGTAACACTACTGCATTATCAAATTTACAATTGGTAAAGTGTTCAATAACAACGCCTAGGTCTAATGAATAAGCATTTTCATGACTGCACTTTGGACATCTGTGAGTAACGTCAATGGTATTTCCGTAAGTAGCAATACGAATTGCTGTTAGGATCATATCAGCATCTAACATGGAAACATCCCATCCGTTGTTGATGTTTGGGCAACAACTTTTAATAACATTAACAGTGCTTTCCCCGCTGAGCAAAGCATCTGGAGTTTTAAGAATAATTTCGTCCATGCCTGTCATTCCGTACACAGGTATTTTAGCTATATCACCATTGATAGTACCCTGCTTGTTGTAAGCACCTTGGCTGGGCAAGCTGATGTATATTTTTGGCTGTCTAAAGTGTTGTTGTAGAGGATTTTGTGGCATTATTATCTCCTGATAAATATAATACATAGTATTTATATACGCATATTTCTGGGAATTTTTTTATGGCAACCATTGGCAACATGACAGTAGATGAACTAAGAACTGCTCTGGCTGGAGATAATTCACGGGCACCATCTACACCAACGGCTCCAAAATTAGGTGATGGCGGAGCTCAACAGACATTTACTGATATTGTTAAAGCTGGTGTTCCAGTAGTTAGTGCATTTTTAGGAATTGGTCAGCACGGTAGAGAAGCTGCCGCCGCATTACAAACGTATGCATCTAAAATTCCTATTGGTGGGCAAGCCTTGTCAGGTTTTATTGGATCGTTAGATGATGCAAGACAAGCCAATATAAAAAATGCACAACAAGGTGTGGGTGGTAATCAACTGTTTGATTTACAAGTCAAAGCTGGCGCCGCTGGACTTACTGTTGATCAATATCGTCAAGCATTAACCAACAGTGGCGGTGCATTGAATGGCTTAGGCGGCACAGCACAACTGGGTTCTGAACGATTACTTAAACTAGGAGATGCTGTACTAAAAGGTGAAAAAGAATTTGGTACACTTGGAAAAGGACTGGTTGAAAGCGGTAGGATGTCAACTACTGAGTTGGCAAATATTACTTTAATAAGTCAGTATGGTAGCAAAGTAAATCTTGATGACATAGAGCAAAGAAAGAAAGCTAGTATTTCGGCCGGAATGCTGGCAGCAGAAATTGATAGAACTGCGGCCATAACTGGAAAAAGTAGAACTGCCATTGCCGCAGAACTAGAAGAAAGATTAAAATCACCAGCTATACAAGGTGCTTTGAATCAGATGACTGAAGAACAGCGTCAAGGATTCATTAAAAGTCAAGCCGCAATCAGTGGTATGGGTAAAGGAGTAGGCGACCTTGGTGCAGTACTGGCAACTGGTGGTAGACTAAGTGCTGAAAATCAAAAAGAATTAATGGCCATGGGACCAGCCGCTGGAGAATTCCAACGAGCCATGAGAATGAGTGCTGTGGCACAGGGAGTAGAACAGAAACAACAAGCCGCTGATGCTGTGGAACGTGCCAAGGCTAAAGTAAACGAATTTCAATCCAGTGCTCAGTTCTCAGCTATGATGAGTCGTAGTACTCCAGAAGTTGCGGCCGCATTGCAAAAATCTTATCAAGACAATCAGTTGAGAGGTAGAACTGCCGCTGAGATGCGTGACACTGGAACCACAGCTGAACAAGCTCAACGACAACAAACTGCCGCAGTTGATAGATCAGCCGAAGGAAAGAAATTAGATACCACAACCGGCAAAACTGTTGAAGATACTGCACAAAATGCCACTAGAATAGTAGGCGAAACACAGGAACGAGCTCGAGTAAACACAGTAGCTTTAACTAAAGGTTTGGCAGAATTTGAAACTGAGTTAGGTAAAGATACAAAAACATTAGCCTCATTTAGAACTGGTATGAATACAGTGTTTGGTCCAGCAGGCACTGTGGACGAATCCACTGCCAAGATGAAACAGTTTGGAAATGAAATGGTCAAACAGTTTGACAAACTAGCTGGGGCAGCTCGTCAGCCAACATCAGAAGCCGCACCTGTGCCGGGTGCCGCTCCTCGTCAAGGAAGAATGCTAGGTAAACCTGTTGATGCAAAAGCTGACGGCGGAGATATTGCTCCAGGCGAAATCAGTATGGTTGGTGAAGCAGGAATGGAATTTGTAAAAGGTCCAGCTGGTGTTACCAGCACTAAAGAAACTGCCAGTTTGTTAGGCAATGCAATGAAAGAAATAATGCCCAAGGGCGGAGAGTCTAAAGGTATTGACATTGGTGCAATCAGCGACAAAATCAACACAACTATCAGCAGTGTAGGTGGTGCATCGACACAAGCAACTGGCACAGTAGCAACACCTGAAGCACCAAGCAATGAAGACTTAATTGCCCGCACACAAGAAGCATTGCGTATCATTAACGAAAGCGGAAAAGAAAAACTTGACGTTGAAATGCGTGTTAATGAGCAAGGTAAACTAAGATTAACTGAATACACTGGCGCTAGAGAAAACGAACATTTTGCCATACTAAGAGGCGGTGCAGAAGCCCGTATGAAAGAAATTATTGCACAAGCTGATGCAATAAAAAAACAAGAAAGTAAGACAGGCGAAGAACGTGCATCACTAGCTGAAATACAATCAGAACAAGAAACAGGAACATTGTCTGCTAGAGAAGCAAACATGGCTAGAGCATACGAACAAATGCGAGCTATGGATCCGGCAAACTTGTATGCAGAACTTAACACTGCAAGTTTAGAATCTAGTGCAGAGATGATAGAAGCTAAGAAATCGGCCCTAGCAGAAGAATTAAATCTCAAAATACCTGCACCTGAATCAACTAAACCAACTGAAATATTTGACGAGTTTGCAGGATTGGATGAAGCAATTGCCAAACAACAAGAATCGATATCTGCAAGTGCAGAAGTCAAAGACAAAGCAAATGCAATCTCAGTAACATCTGCAATTCCAGTTAAAGACACTGCAAATGCAATACCAGCAACACCCACAGCCACAGTTAAAGAAAAAGAAACTGTATCACCAATAGCAGATATTAAAAATAAATTTACCAGCATGTTTGAAAGTTTTAAACTTCCAGACATGTTTAATACTGCCACGCTAACTACTCCAAAACCAACTCCAATACCAAAACAAGAAATAAAAGTAGAAACACCGTCTCCACCAAAGCCAAAAGAAGAAGCGCCAAAACCAAAAATGGTAGACATGGAAGAAAAGAAAGCTACTCTAGATGACGTAGTAGCTACCTTAAATAGATTAAATAGTACTATGATGCAAGTAGCTTCATACTCATCGGACATTAGCGATGCAAGTGTTAAGACTGCTAGGAATTCTGCTAAAGCAACTGGTAATTTAAACAATGCCTAAAGGACAATAAATGACTTGGAAAAAGTATTTTTCACCGGCACCTAACAGCGGACAATTGAGCCCGTTGTCTAATAGTGGCAACAATAACGGCACTAAAGCGGGCCCGGCAAGAACAAACTATTCCAGCTTTTTACCAGACGTTTACACTGGAAGCCCTAATAGAATTGATAGATATCAGCAGTACGAAGTAATGGACAGCGATCCAGAAGTCAATGCGGCTCTGGATATTTTGGCTGAATTTTGCACACAAAAACTAAAAGATGGCAAGAGTCCGTTCACAGTCAAATGGCGCAGTAAAGCCACCAATGTTGAAGTTCGTGTGCTGGGTGAATACCTACAGCAGTGGAACAAGCTACAACAATTTGACACAAGAATTTTCCGTATAGTGCGCAACGTATTCAAATATGGTGATGCATTTTTCATTAGAGATCCTGAAAATCAAAAGTGGAGTTGGATAGACACCAGTAACGTTATCAAAGTTATTGTGAACGAAAGCGAAGGCAAAAAGCCAGAGCAGTTTGTTATTAAAGACCTTGCACCAAACTTTGAACATTTGATTGCAACACAGATTACACCCAATGTGAATCCTAGAAATAACGGTGCCAACGGCACAATGTCCAGTGGCATGTTTAATCCCACAAGCCAACCTGGATCAAGAGCCGGCGGCGGAAATTCGTCCAGTAATCGTTTTGGATTACAACAAACAGAACATGCAATAGATTCAAAACACATTGTACATTTGTCGCTGAGTGAAGGGTTGGACAACAATTACCCATTTGGTAACAGCTTGCTTGAACACATATTCAAAGTGTACAAACAAAAAGAATTACTTGAAGATGCTATCTTAATCTATCGTATACAACGTGCTCCTGAGCGCAGGGTGTTTAGTATTGACGTAGGCAACATGCCCAGTCACTTGGCCATGGCATTTGTAGAACGTGTTAAAAACGAAATACATCAACGACGTATACCTAGCCAGTCTGGTGGCGGCCAAAATGTTATTGATTCAGCATACAATCCCCTATCAATCAACGAAGATTACTTCTTTCCTAAAACAGCAGACGGCAAAGGTTCTGATGTTAAGATGTTGGAAGGCGGCAAAAACATTGGAGAAATTGACGATTTAAAGTACTTTACCAACAAATTATTCCGTGGCTTGCGTATACCTAGTAGCTACTTACCAACAGGTGCTGACGACAGTCAAAGTAACTTTAATGACGGCCGTGTAGGCACAGCATACATTCAAGAATTACGTTTTAACAAGTATTGCGAGCGTTTACAAAGTCTAATTACAGCAGTATTTGACGAAGAATTCAAAATGTACATGCACAGCAAAGGCATGAACATTGATCCAAATTTGTTTGAATTGGCATTTAATCCACCACTGAACTTTGCAAGTAGCAAACAGGCCAGCATTGATGCAGAACGTATCAACACATTCAATACTATACAAGCAATACCATTTGTCAGCAATCGATTTGCTTTGAAACGTTTCTTGGGACTCACAGACGACGAAGTTGCAGAAAACGAACGCTTGTGGGCTGAAGAAAATGGCAAAGGTCAAACAACAAGTACCGATGCCGCTGGCGAATTACGCAGTGCAGGACTGAGTGCAGGTGGTATCGAAGGCGACTTGGGTATGGCGGGCGATCTTGATGCGCCTGATGACTTGTCAATGCCACCGGGTGAAGCTGGCGTGCCAGGAGCACCTCCAGCGGCCGCACCGCAACCAGGCGCCGCACCGGCTCCAGCATAAATACAATCATGATACTTCGCGAATTATTTTATATAGATGCTGACACACGGCGTGTAGCTAATGATTTACGCTATGAGCCAAGTCGCGATTCTGGCGAAATGAAGCGAAGTGACACTCGTAAAACAAGATTAACATTAAGACAATTAAATGAACTACGCAAAAGTAGTGAATCACATATTTTAGAACAGGAAAGCGAACTGGAATTTATACATGCAATGTATGCGGCCCCTCCACCGCCAGCAGCCTAATCTATAAAAAAGTTTAAAAACAGTCGTTTTTACACTATATCTACCCACTTTTGTAATTAAAGTGTAAATATAATACAGCCTTGTAACCACAATCACAGGAGAATCAACAATGACTGACCGCGCACAATTTGAAGCCATGCTTGAGGCATTGATCAATGAAGATCAAGAAACAGCAAAAGAAATTTTTCATAATATCGTAGTTGCGAAATCTCGCGAAATCTACGAAGAATTACTATCAGAAGACTTCACAGCTGAAGAAGCTAATGACGCTGCCGGAGCCGCTCCAGCAGAGGAAGAAGAAGGAATGGAAGAAGAGTTTGGCGCTGACGATGCAGAAGATGATGCAGAAGCAGACGACAGCGAAGAACCAATGGATGATGAAGAAGGCGACGACATGGACATGGGCGACGAAGAAGGCGGCGACGACATGGAAGATCGCGTTATGGATCTAGAAGATGCTTTGGAAGACCTAAAAGCAGAATTTGAACAATTACTAGCCGACGAAGGCGACGACATGGGCGGTGACGACATGGGCGGTGACATGGATGACATGGGCGACATGGATATGGAACCAGAAATGCCAATGATGGAATATGTAAACAAAGTTGGAAAGCCAACACACGGCGACAACGGTGTTAACACACGTTCAGCTGTAGCTGGTAAAAACGACATGGGTGGAACAACTGCTAACATTGCTAAGTCATTCTCAACAGAGAAGGGCGGCACACAAGGTGGTTTAGCCAATCCAAGTACCAAAGAAGAAAACTTTGGCAACGTGAATGTACCAGGCGGCAACGCAGGTAAAACAGCGTTCAAGAAGAAAGAACCTGGTCATGGTGCAGAAAGAAAGAGCTCCGGCGACAACGGTGATAAGAGCGCAGGTAGCCCTATCAACGGTTTAAAAA